ATCTCAAAATGTTCGCAAAATGACTAGTGACTTTCGGGATTTCTCATAAAATTGAATTTTATTTTAACTTTATTGATTAGGCATATCTCGCAACAAAGCAACAAACAAACTAGCAAAAATGTCTTACAACCTTGATTCTCTCTCGCCCGAAAACGAATACAACCACGAGGCGTGTATGGAAAAGTTCTACGACCCCGATTTCGCCGCCGAGTTCTCGTTTAAGAATATGGCGGACCAAGCACACTACGAATTCGGGTGTGGCGAAAACTTTGACGCGTCGTGGGTGATTGACGTGGAAATTGAAGACGACGAAAGCGGTCGCATTCGCTACCTTGACTACAATACCGACGAAATCCTTGAAGTGACTATGAATAGCGGAATCGTGGAATGGGAAAACAACGAGGCGTGGAACGTCTGTCTCTGTGAAATTGACGAAGACGAATACATTCCACACTACACCGCGGACGGACGCCGCACGGACTCTCTCTAATTAACTACCAACTTTTAAAAAAATACTCATTAAAAATATTATAAATCCTTTTTTATCTAGTGACTAGACATTATGGGGCAAAAAAGTAAAAAAATTGAATTATATTTTAACTTTATTGATTAGGCATATCTCGCAAAATGACTAGCAAAATGAATATCAGTAACAAAGGCAAATTTCTCTGTGGTGAATACACTATGTCTATGAACAGCACTACCCGTGGAACTCGTAGTGGTCGGGGACTTATGCCCGTGTGGAAGGCGGAAATGCGAATCCAAAAGCGGGGGCGATTTTCGTGCGATATGAAGGGGACTTGCTATCACTATGACGACACTCACACGGGCAAGCGGATTTTCTACGACAAAGAAGCAGACGACCACTACGTAGAAATTAAGATAAAAGCGGGGGGAACTCTTCGGGTCTATTGGAAGAATTGTGAAAGACGTGGTAAGTAAGTAAGTTACTAGTCTATAAACTAGTTACTAGTCTATTTCTCAATTAAATTGAATTATTTTAAACTTTTATTGATTAGGCATATCAAGCAACTCACTAGCAAACAAACTCGCAAACTTCTAACTATGGACGGATTCACCACTCACCATACTTCGCCGTCGGGCGAAAAATATCGGGTCATAATGCCCCTTTCTAAAGAGCAAAAAGACAAAAACTACCAAGAGTGGTTGGCGAAAGAGGCGGAAAAGGAATCCAAAACACCAGTCACTAACTATATCACCTTTGGATTCAAAAACTAAAAACAAATAAAAAAAACGGGGGTAGTTACTTCTTTTTAAAACCTAACATAGACCTTGCTAAAACCGCTCTCTTCTTTAATAATGGCGTCATTTTAATCTCTTTATTTCTAAACGTGAATCGTTCGCCGTCAGCGATTTTCGTCACTCTTCCCATTTCGGTCTTGGTTAATCCTTTACCTTGACCTACCTTTAATTGGCGACGTAACGCCCCCGATTTGAGGTCTTTAAATGGAATGCTTCCACTTCCACTTCTCGCTTCTTCTTGACTTTGCTTTGCTGCTCGGGCGGGGGGACGACCACGCTTACTACCATAAGTTCCTTTCCCTTGAGGCATTATATTAGATATAATGAATAAATATTTTAAATAAATTTTAATTAGTAATAAATTTTTTATATTCCGCTATAAGTGGCGGTAGAAACTGATAGGCGTGAATATTCATTAAATTAATTATCTCTTGTCTAACAACCTTCCTAGTTCTCAACATATCTACTCAATAATATTTTCTATTTTCTAAATCAATTTTTTAAACGGATTTTACTAATGTCTGTGAGTTAAAACCAGCGATATTTTTAATGTAACTTTGAGTTAATTCGGGGATTGAAGAGCGTTCTGCTGGAAGGACGGCGTCACCACTATTGACGCCCGAGTGAATAATAGCGTCATAATCTCTCTGTCTGTAGTCTGTAGTTTCGCCCATATGGAATGTATAATCTAAACCTATACCCATAGCATTTGCTTTTGTATTATTTCCACACCCTTCTGTGGCGGCGGTTCCACCACGGGTCATAGCATATTGCTCTGTGATTGAATCTTCTTCTGTCTGTAACCCTACAGAGCATTTTCCAGCGAGTTCGCCGTTAAGGACTGCTCTTTGGAATAAGGCACGGACTTCGGCGTCGCCGACCATCGCTGCTTTAGGCACGACGGCACTAGCATCCACGGCACCAGCACCGCTGTTCTTGGTCTTTGTTAATTGATTCGGGACGACTTCTATAACGAAGTCTTGTGGTTGGCGAGTATTGTTCTTATTCTGCTGATAGCGACTAAGACCGAGTGGAATGCGGAAATCACTTTGATTCTTCGCTCTATTATTCTCTTGGTCTTGGTCTAAATATAAATTGACTATTGAGCGGACTGCTGCGGCGTTTGGTGTGTATTTGCTGGAATTGACTGAAGAGTTAATGTCGTTAATTAAATTGAATCTGTCTGCTAAGAGTGACTGAGGATTGTAGTCGGCGAGGTCTTGTGGTGTAGGGACTGAAAGGCGACCGCATAATCTAAGGTCTTTAATAACATAATAACTTCCATCCACGTTAAGGTCAGCACCATTAGACGAGTCAAAATATTTGTTATAATAAAATCCATTTTCTTGATTGAGTTCTAGGTTAATTAAAATGCCGCCGAGGTAGTTGTTACCTAAGTGAAGTGCTGAAGTATTGTTAAGTAATGCTGTGTCTAATCTAAATGAAAATGGTTTGCCGTATTCGGGGTTGTTCTGTCCCGCTGAAACGTTAGGCATTTGACCGACCGCCCCAGTTGTAGCATTATCCATAAGACTTGAGTGTCTATTGACGAAGTCTGCTTCTGTTCCAGCAGCGTCAAAACGAGTTAATGGTGAAACTAAATAGTCGTCACGATTGTTAGTCCAAGCATTTCTAGCATTAACAAACATAGGATAATTTCTATGCTCACTAATGCTGACTGAAGACTTTTTAGACTGGACGAAAACTCTCTTTACCATATTCTGTAATCCACCCCAGTTACTAACATTCTGGTTAGTGACTGCTTGTAAGGAAGCACCTTGATTGGCGTTGAATTCGGCGAGTGTGGTGGCGGCGGCGGGTTTGAGTGTGAGCGGTGCCCCAGTTGAAGTGACGTGAATAACACGTCCAGTTAAATAGAGGTCTGCTGTTTCTAACATTCTGTCTTGTGCTGAAATGGCGAATTTTATATTGGCGTTACCTTTTACATTTGAAAAACCACCAGTTATAACATTCGCGGCGGATTGAGTTGCTTGGTCGTTGAGGGGGGGGACTGAAAAATAGACTTTACTTACGGGCATTTTTGTGATAAAATTAAGGGATATAATTATTTTAAAAAAAAACTGAAAATTATTCCTAGAATTAATATCTAGTTATTATTCTACTAATGAAATATTTTAATGATAATGATTTTTTAGGTGATTGCTGTATTCTACAATCTTTCTTAGAAGAAATGCGATTTTATTCGGGAAGTGAAAGGTTAAGAGTTCTAAAACATTCTAATAATTCTGGAAATATAGGTTCTATGCTTTATGGTTACACTTGGAAGGGGTATTTGTCGCCCACTAAAAAACGGACTGCTGCCCCTTGGAAAGGTCTTTTTGAAACTAAGTGTATGGACTTATATCCCGAATTCGGTGAAGTTGCTCGTGAATTCGCTGACTTATATTTTCCCACTTTTAAGTGGTGTAACCTACAATTAAATAAAAACTTCCCCATACCGCCCCATTTTGATTCTACGAATGTAGGCACGTCAATTATAATTGGTCTTGGTGACTATAGAGGGGGAAAATTGTTTGTGGATTTCGCTGAAGACGGGGGTATTCGTGAGTTTGATATAAGGGGTGAAATGGTTAAGTTTGACGGGTCTAAATATCGCCACTGGGTCAGCGATATAGAAGGTGACCGCTACAGCGTTGTCTTTTTTAATAATAGCGTGATTGAAAAGAAAATGACTGCCTACAATTCTGTTTCTGCGTCTGGTGTTAATAATGCCGACGCTGTTCCATAATCCGCTCTCACTCTCTCTGCTGGTGCTGCTGACCCCGCGTCACTTGCCGCCGCTCTTCTTCGTTCTGCCCTTTTTGCTGCCGCTGGTGGTCGGGGTGGATTTGCCCGTTCTTGTGCTATTTGCCGTTCCATATCGGGGTCGGGTCTGCCGCCGAATCTTTGTAAAATTTTTAGTTGCCCTTCTATTTCAGCGTTTATATGCTGAATGTTCTGTCTTATTTCTACTTGTTTTCTTGGACTTCTTCCTAATGCGACCTCTCTACCTTGTTCTTTTGCCCGTGCTGACTTTAATTGTTCTAGTCTTGCTTGTGCTGCTTGTCGTTGGTCTATTGTAAGTTTGTGTGACTGATAGACTTGTCCTTCTCGGCGTTCTGCCCCAGAAGATTCGGGTTGTGGTTCTTCGCCTTGAGTCATTTTTGGTGCTACTGATTGTTGTTCTCGTTGTTGTTGTCCTACGTTACCCGTTTCTTGGACTACTGCGAGTGCTGCCCCGACTTCTTGAAGTCTTAGTGTTTCGTCCTCTGCTGGTTCGTCTTCTGCGTCGGGGTTAAGTCCGCCTTGTGGTAATGCGGGTGGTATATTTTGTAGTGCCTCGTCTATCGCTTGTTGAATAATCGCTTGTTGTGCCGCTGCTAATTCGTCGTCGTCAATTCCCGTGCCGCCAGTATTCTGTTCGCCGTGTATATTGGAAATATCTATCCGTGTGTTTGTCTGTGCTACGTTCGGGTCTGTGTGACTTGCGACCATATTTCCTATAACTGACCCGACTTGTTCGCTCTTTATATTAAGACTCTCATTTGCTATGAAGTTCGTTGGTTTAGGGACTGGTAATGTTATTCGTATTAAAATAGTTGAATTTTTCTCTAATGTTACGTCAGTCATATCGGGGTTAAGTATTTTAATGTTCAGTTCGTTAATGCTCTTTGGATTTGATAAGGTGTGTGTAAGTATATTTCTGTCCGCCATATAATCTTGGTTACTCAGCGAAGATTTTGGAATTAAATCTAATAATCCGTCTGTCTGTTGATTTTTAAGTATATCGTTGCCTTCTACTAAGTTACTGGTAATCAGTAAATATCCGTTCTCACTCAGCGTCGGTAACCTACTTGCTGCGAGTGGTTTGCCTTTGGTTAAGACTGGTATCATAACTGCCCCCGTGTAAAAAGACGCCTTGAATGGTGCGACGCAAAAATTCCCCCCACCAGCGGTATTATTGCTGTAAGTAAATTCGGGTATATTCTGTCCCATTAAGTTGAAGAATTGACTATCACTCACGGCGGGTAACGCCCCACGAATTAAGTTGTTAGGGTCGGGTGTTGGCGGGTCTGTTGCCCCAGCGGGTAACTTGGCGATTGCGACTGGATTGAATATAGTTGAAATTGTCGGTATAATGCTAATATCTACTGCTTGACTTGTTGTAAATCCTACAAGATTCACCGAGTTGCCGTATTGAAAAACCCTCTGTGTTCCACCGCCGCCGTTGTGCTTGTCTGCTTGTATATCGTTGTATTGAAATCCCATTCTCGCCCATATCGTCCCTTCCCACGCCGCTGCTGCTGCGTCGTAAGTTGTAAAAAAACTTCCAAATTGCCTATAACTCTCGCACCTAAGTTTCTGTTCTAGTGTTAAAGCATTATTTTGATAACCAAAGTTCCCCTTATTGTCCCCTTCCCTTTGTGCTGTTTCCAACGCCCAATTATAGACCATAATCCCACTTATAGACCCCATAACAGCGTTAATGCTGTCTAAGACATTATCACTCATAGCGGCGGCGTTACTAACTGGTGATTTCACATAGACACATTCTTGACCCGCGTTGTCCAGCGAAGTGCCGAATCTGTCGCTCGTCGGTATTTTGCGAGGTTGGTGTAAATAATTCATAGTGTATGCCGACATTTGTGTATCGTATGCTATGTTAAATCCAGTTGTTCCAAAAGCAATCCCATTCTTGAATATATCTAGTGTTTCGGGTGAAAACCCTATGTTTCTCGTGGAAGGTGTGCTAGGGTCATTAACGTATATGTTACGCTTTTCCCAACCTATAAAATATTTTTTAAGACCACTTGTTCCCACGCAGACTTCGGCGAAAGAGCAACCAGCAGTAACGTTTCCCGCCCCAAAACCCCCCGCTTGTGCGTTGCCTTTCAATATATCATTCGTATTCCCAGTAACAGCGACTACAGAGCAAATTCCGCCTTTTGGTTGTCCTACTCTAGTGTCTGTAAAATCTAATGCCCCTATTTGTGTGTCGCTGAGTCTTGTTAAAGCAGCGAGTTCCGCTGCGTCGCCAGCGAAAACCTTATTCCACCTACTCGCTGATTCTGCGATAAAATTTCTAGTTGTTTGTGAGTTCTGTAAATAACCATAAAATTGCTGATTTTCCTTTTGATAGTCGTAAAAATCTTGTGTTAAATCCGTAGGCAATTTTTTCAAGTTAATTTGATTGGTTATTAAAAGGGCGAGTTTGTTTATAGAATAGACACCAGCAGCGATTTTAATCTTCGCTTTCCCACACATAGGCACTAAGGTCTTTGTCCCGTCAGTCCAATTCACTTCCCCCGCCAAAGGCATTATAACTTCGCTGTATCCCGAATCATTTTGCTCTAAATTATCTGTTGGTTGAAATGTTTCACCTACGAATTCAGCACCAGCATTATGTCTGCTTGTTGTTTCTATATTCAAGTTATAAGCGACATTATCGGTATTAGCGAACATAGCACTAGCAGTAGGGGTAGGATAGTTTGTATCTACGCCATAATATTGGAAGCAAATAGTTTCTTCAATATCTTCACCAATCTCAATAGAAGCACCAGTTATCCCCTTTAAATTAATAATGCTGCTCTGTAGTCCTATTTCAGTCCCAGTAGGTAACTCTAATGTTTGAGGTAGTTTATATGTAAATCTATTGTTTTTGCTATTAACGTTAATAGAGTTTCTCACGTTAGCGTCTATGTAAAATGTATTAGACATTATATAAATCTAATGGATATAATAATATCACCCGTTTAAATGAAAAGAAAATGTCTGCCGTTTTTTGCCCCGAAAAAGACAAAGTCCATATGAAAAGTGAGTTTTCTCTTAGAGTTTATGTTTTTGAGGGCAAAATTTGACGGACTTTAATTGCCTAGTTTGTTTTTGTAATATTTTTTCGTGTGTTCTATATAACTATGTAGTTTGTGTTTCAGTTTATCGCCGTCCATTATATCTTCCTCACTCACGTTTGATAGAATGCGGTTTATCGTATCAAATTGAGCGACAGACTCGCATTTCCCTAGTATTTCGGTTTTTTTATCGTTATATTTTTTGTATTTTCGGTCGTATTCCATTTTACGGACTTTTTCCCTTGCTAATTCTTGCTGGGATAGTTTCTCTTTTTTCCCTTGCTTATTTCTTGCTTCTACTGCTGCTGCCTTTTCTATATCTTTCTGTTCTTTCTTTAATTTTTTCATAGCGACTTGTTCTGCTTCTTTCGCCTTAATAGCGTCACGCTTCGCCTTTGCCTTTGCTCTTCCATTTGCGAGTGCTTCTTTCTGTTTATCAGTCAATTGCCGTTTCTTTTTCGCTGGTTTCACGAATATCTCTTCTTCTACTACTGGTTTTATATCCATTTCTACTTCGCTGTCGCTACTCATTATTATATAATATGAATATAAAAAAATTATTAATTAATTCCCCCCTATAAATTATATATGTATAGAGTATCACAAAAATGTCCCTTATAGTCGGTGTAAATCCCAGTAACACTCTTCAAAATTGCGAAACAACTGCGGCAGGTCACTTAAAAGTAGATTTGGCGTCCTCTGGCGGTGGTGCTATTTCAGCAAACGTGGACGTGACTGGTAACTCAATCGGTCTCGCCACACAAGCGACCCTCGCTGCGAATGGTGCTATTCAAAGCGATATAAAAACAGAAGTAACTTCTATGGACTCTAAAATAACAGCGTGTAACACGGGGGCGGTAGTCGTTGCTAGTTCCGCCTTACCTACTGGTGCTTCCACAGAAGCGACAGCACTTTTAGCAGAAGCACACCTCGGCACAATAGACACTTCTACTGCTACTGCTTCTAC